CGACACCGCATTGTCTCCAGTGTTAATGATTGATGATACGGCTGGCGTAACAAATCGTTGCGCCACAGATGGAAGCAATTGCACAACATTTGGTGGCGTGCAGCCAAATAATGAAACTGCCCCTGCAATTGAAACGACTACAACTACGACTACTTCTCCAACTACTACTGTTCCGCCGACTACAACTACGACGGTTGCGCCATATTACAACGCAGTCACAAACCTCACTGCTGTAGCAAACGCAGATGGAAGCATAGACCTTGACTGGGATGCTCCAGCATCAAGCAACTTAAATGTCTACGGCTACTCAGTTAGTTTTTACGACCTTGATGAAATTGGCGGAACAACGTCAGGTGGCTGGGGTGTGTGGACTAACCAAGGCACCAACTACTCGCTAAGTACTGGAATGTTTTCCGGAAGCAACCCTGTAACTACTGGATTTGGACCTGTACGCTTTGGCATTAAAGCGGGAAATCAAAGTTGCTTCTCTGGCGAAGGCGTAGGTCCGTGTGTATACGGACCCGAAGTAACTGTTGATGCAACTGTTATTGACCCGAATTCATCAACGACTACAACTACGACTACGACAACTACGACTACGACAACGACAACTACGACTGTTTATGTTGCTCCTCAGACCACGACGACTGTTCCTCCCGTGGAGACAACGCCTCCCCCGACAACCACTGTTCCTGAGCCAGAAGAGACCGAGCCTGGAACGACTGTGCCTGATGAGACTGATACGACTCTTCCCGATGAAGACGAAGAGCCTTCAGTAACGACACCCACGACTTTACCGCCTCAAGAAGAAGACGAAACAACAACGACTACTCCGATTGAGACTCAGCCTGATGAGGAGCAAACTCTTCCACTTGATGAAGAAGCAGGACAGCAAGAAGAGCCACAGACGACAGAACCAGAAAACCAAGAAAGCCAAACAGAATCAGAATCCCCACAAGATGAAACTGTAACAGAAATAGTTGAGGAACTAGATGCAGTTCTTAATGATGATGCTTCGGCGGAAGAAATCATTGAGGCTGTTGGGGAAGTTCTAGAATCAATCACTGACGAAGAGGAATTGGTCGCCGTCGTAGGGGCCATTCTTGACTCAATTTCAGAAGACAAGCCAGTTGAAGAACTCACAGAGGAAGAAAAGGAGAAGATTGTCGCTGTGGTTGAGGCGGTCTTAAGCGCTGGTGTTGATTCATCAGTGGCTGCAGAGTTGGCCTCTAGCGCAGCCGTACTTGAGTCCATAGATTCCTCCCAAGCAGAGGCGGTCTTTGAGCAGGTATCCGCAGAAAGCCTTAGCGATGAGCAGGCAGAGGCAGTCGTAGAGGCCGTCCAGAGCGCTCCAGAAGCCATTAGAGGGGTGTTTGAAGAGGTTGTGGACCTATTCCAGGGTGCATTTGATAATTACACAATGCTGGGTCAAACCATCGATGTTGGACAGCGTCGTACCGTCGTTGCCGCAAGCCTGCTCACGGCATCCGCAGCCGCGCTGAGCGCCAGTGGTCCAATCGGGCCAAGTTCCGGTGGTTCTGGTGGCCCTAGCGGTTCTTCTCCGACTACAAAGCAAGACACAGCCACTAGACGGAATGAAGAGGAAGAATCTGAGGCTGCTGGCGAAATTGCCGGCGACGGTCTGGATTGGATTAAGAGTATAAGTATTTACAGATATGTAAATGGGGTGAAGGTTATGAACTGGAAAGCATTTATCAAGAAGTTCGTCTACGGCTTGCTCAACATGGGCTTTACGATTGCTGGCTCACTTGTTGTGTATTTAACTTTGTCTGGGCCTATTCAGAGAATTGCTGGAGTATCAACAGTTCTGGCAATCGCCGCCGCCATGTATTTGCACATGAAAGAGCCTGAAGAAGGCTGATTGACGCTAGACTAAGCGCACCGAATACCCCCAACCCAAAGAGGTGCAAATGCAACCAGAACTAGATGTTCTCGATATGGCCAAGCGCGAGTGCAAAGGCTTGGCAACAGACCATGAAATTGAATGGCTTCACGCCGAAGAAAATCGGCTGGCATGGTGCCATGCGCTAATTACAGCCTTGTCAGATAGCGAGTCTCAGGTTGTGTTCCACAAGAGCCGGATTGACATGATGGCAAAAGATGTGGAACTCGGCATCAAAGACGCAAATGACTACTACGAAGAAAAGCAAAAGTTTGACGAGTGGGTCCGCAAATCCCAGCGGTACCGGAACGGGATTAGTAAGCGCCTCTCCGAAGTAAAAACGATACTTGCCGACACAACTTCGCTAGACCTCGTGGAAGAAAACGCCAAACTTTACAAGGCGATTATTGAACACAAGCGCGCGTCGTTTGAGGGCGAGTACACAGCAGAACCGCACGACATCAGGCTATGGTCGACAGTCCAGGCATAACAAATGCCTACGATGTAAAGCCACTAGCAACGGCATTTAGAAAAATTGCAGGCCTGTGCGATGGCGCAGAGCAGCAAGATGGTGTTGGTTTCAGTAAGGCAGATTCTCGTTTCGGGGCGCTCGCTTCGTTGCTTCCGGACACAAAGTGGTCGCCAGCAATTTCGTACATAGCCTGGACGGTTCTTGGACGTTATGTTGGCCAACTCAAAAGTCATGGAATTGACTATGACCAAATAGTTCCGCCCCCAAGACCCAAGAATTATTTAGGTGCAGATGCAACATCAATAATGTCAGAACTTCGCCAAAAGGGAGTCAATAGGGTCTCAACAAATGGCGAAGTGTTTGCTATTGAGTGCGAGTACGATGAGCAACTGATAGGCGAACTACAAAAAATACCTGGCGCCCTATGGAACCAAGAAGCAAGCATGTGGCTGGCTCCGCTCTCAAGCAAAGAGCAGGTAGCGTCTTTGATAAAGCAGTACAAGTTCAACACAACGAAAGAATTCGATGACATGAAAATAGTTGCAGAAGAACAAACCGTAGATGCGACCAGAACAATAACGGTCTCAAAGAGCGGCCGTCTTGTCTTTGAGTTTCCCTACGACCAAGATATTGTTGCTGAAATCAAGCAACTTCAAGGTCGCTTGTGGGATGTAAAGAAGCGGGTATGGACAGCCCCGCCCTCGCTGAGCGCAGTTGAGATTGCAGACAAATACGGGTTTTCGATTTCCAAGTCCCTGCGCGACACGCTGCTAAAGGCAGCAAAGCGCGAAACTGAATTGCTTGAGGCGTCCACATCTACCGATGCAGATGTGGTAATCCCCACTCTTTCTGGAACTCTTATGCCTTATCAAAAGGCCGGAGTTGCATATGCATCAACAGTTGGAAGGTGTCTTATCGCTGACCAGATGGGTCTTGGCAAGACGGTTGAGGCGATTGCAACGCTGGAATCAAAGGATGCATTCCCGGCAATCATCGTGTGCCCTGCATCCCTGAAGGAAAACTGGCGCAGAGAGTTTGCAAAATGGCTGCCCCACAGAACGGTCAATGTTGTATCTGGGAAAACTGATATTGTTTCATGTGATGTGAACGTGGTGAACTACGACATTCTGTATAAGTTTGTTGAGCCAATCAAGCACCTAGAACCAAATGGACTGATACTTGATGAGTCGCACTATGTAAAAAATGCGACATCAAAACGTGCCAAGGCAGCAAAAGATATTGCCGCTTCGGTAAGCAGGTCTGGCGCAGTTCTTCTTTTGTCCGGAACTCCAGTTATGAACCGACCAGCAGAACTTGTATCTCAGTTGGAGATTATGGGAATGCTGAGTCGCTTTGGTGGTAAGTGGTCATTCCTGAAACGGTATGCAAATGCTCATCACAATGGAGTTGGCTGGGATACCGGTGGTGCCAGCAACCTTGTTGAACTGAATACAAAACTCCGTCAGAACTGCTACATCCGCAGAACAAAAGACGAGGTGCTACAAGAACTTCCAGACAAGGTGCGAAATGTCGTTCACCTTGATGTATCCGGTGCTGGATTCAAGGACTACAGAAATGCAGAAAATGACCTTGTCTCATTCCTAAGCGCAAACGGCTACAAAGCAAAAGACTCATCTGAACATCTGGCCAGAACGCAGGTTCTAAAAAAACTTGCGGCGTGGGCAAAGATGGACGCGGTAGAAGAGTGGATTGATTCTTTCTTGGAGTCATGCGACCGCAAACTTGTTGTGTTCGCCCACAACGTTGATGTAGTTGACCACCTTTCAAGCAAATACGGAGGCTTTAGGGTTTCTGGTCGCGACACGCTCGAAGAGCGACAGCGCGCAGTTGACGCTTTTCAAAATGACAAGGAAGCACGAGTGATTGTTCTTAACTTGCAGGCTGGTGGAGTTGGTATCACACTTACTGCTGGTTCAGATGTTGTTTTTGTTCAAATGGGATGGACGCCAGGCGAGCATGACCAAGCAGAAGACCGCTGTCACCGAATCGGTCAAAAGAACAATGTGCAAGCGTGGTATCTACTTGCCGCAGACACGATTGACGAAGATATCTATGACCTCGTTGATGCAAAGAGAAAAATCGTTGATGCAGTTACAGAAGGTGATGAAGTTGAGCAGCAATCTGTTGTCAAAGATTTGATGAAGAGGCTTTTGGCTAAAGCAGAATAAATCGGACCATAGTCCGGCTATACGACTCCTTAGTTGAGACTGTTAGTGGCGTTATGCCCAAACAAAGGAGTCATCATGGACAAGAAGAACCAGACAATCGACCAAGTCGTTAAGGGTGGCGCACTCGGCGTCGTTGTTTACCTTTGCGACAAGTACAACGTCGACCCAACACTCACGGCTCTTTTGATGCCGCTTGCTGCCGCCGTTTTTGCATGGGCGAGCACAAAGGTCGGCGACCCGTCGGTTGCCTCGTTCCTTGCGAAAAAGGAGGAAGCCAAGAAATAGGTATCGCTACCTCGGTGTGTGCGCTCAGTGCGTAAACACTCCGCTGGGCGCACACTCTGGCTGAATAATTATGGAACTCATCAAAAATGTAATTCTGCGAATCTTCGCAACTTTCGTTGTGACCGGTCTCGGAGTCATTGGCGCAGGCACCATTGCTGGCGTATCAATGGAGAAGGCCGTATTTATGGCAGGAATCGGCGGCGTGGCGAATGTTCTTGAAGGCTTGGCTCGTGCTTTCCTTACTGACGGAAAACTGTCTGAAGATGAAGTGAACCAGGTGTTTGCAAAAGTTGAACAAGAAAATCCAGCACACCAATAGGAGATAGAAGATGTCCGAACTGTACATTGACAAACTGACGCCACCAAAGGATGTCGCCGGACACAAGCCAGGAATATTGCCAGATGGACTTCTTTCCACAGTTGATGGTGGACGCCTGCACTGGCTCGCCGCAAATGCTTGGAAGGCACTCAAGGCCGCTGCTGCTGCGGAAGGCGTTGAACTTAAGCCAACATCTGCCGGCGACCTGTATCGCTCGTACGATGCACAACTCAAGGTGTTTCTTGAGCGCTATACAAAAGAGCCGAACGGCAATAGCACACGCACATTTGAAGGTGTGAAGTGGTACAAGAAGTCTGAAAAACTTGCCAGCCTCGCGGCCCCAGGTACATCCCAGCACAATAGCGGTTTGGCTGTTGACGTTCATACGGCAAGTGGTGAGCGCCTCAAGTGGATGATTGCAAACTGTCGCAAGTTTGGCTGGAGTTGGGAAGTGGTGCCAGAAGAGCCATGGCATATTCGTTATACCAAAGGCGATGATGTTCCAGAAGCCGTAAAGGCATGGATGGACGCAAATCCTGCCGAAGTGTGCAAGCCAGGTGAAGTTGCAGCACCAGCAGCAGAACCTGCTGCAGCCCCTCGCCCCATCACAACACCAGCCGTTGCTCCACAGAGCGGTGGAGAGCCTGTCAAGAGGGGAAAAGCAAACGCGGCGTCAAATCCGATTTTGCAGGTCGGCTCAAGCGGAGCCGCAGTAAGAACTCTTCAGCAACTCCTGAACAAAGCAGGAGTAAAGTGCGCAACAGACGGCGACTTCGGTCCAAAGACTGAACAGGCCGTGAAGGAGTTCCAGAAGAAAGTTGGTCTGGAAGAAACGGGCATTGTCAATCACAAGACTTGGGCGAAAGTAAATCCGTAGAGAATACTTCATCTATACATATAAACCTGTGAGACTTTACCCGTTCACGAAAGTGAATAACTAGCAGAACAAAGGAGTCATAACAATGGCTGCATCCACATCAACAATTTCATTTGACGTTCATGACTGCAAGGTCTACCCCGTCACAGCAGATGCCACTGGTGGCATCACTTACGGCGCAGCCGTCGACGTTCCTGGCATCCAGGAAGTCTCGGTTGAGCCAAACTTCATCTCGGTTGAGTTGAAGGGTGACGGAAAGGTTCTTGCCAAGAAGGGTAAGGTCGACCGTCTCAACTTCTCCGCAACATACAGCGAATTGAGCCTCGATGTTCTCGCAACCATCTTCGGTGGTTCGACAACGACATCGGGCAGCGGTTCGGCTGAAGCAGCGGCTTACGAGTTCGATGGCGACACCCTTCCGTACTTCAAGATTGAAGTCTTGGTCAACGACCTTGAGTCCGACCTTGCAGAAATGGTCTTCACGCTGAACAAGTGCCAGATTACTGGTGGCACGATTATGTCCGGCTCGACAGACAACTTCTCGACACCGTCGTTTGACGCCGAAGCAATCCTCCCGATTGCAACAGGTATCGGCTTCGGAACAGTCACGCTCCGCGAGGCTGCATCGGGTCTTTCCGCTTAATAACTGAATAGTTCTGCTGGCGTTCACGCCAGTCTTGGGGTGTGTGTGGCCCCAAGACTGGCGTTTGCGCATGTATGGGCACTTGTGTATGCTGTCAACATGGACTATTCACCTACAATATTGAAAAACAAAGGAATTCCTTGCGAATTCGCAAAAACTGTAAAGGTTGGAGATTCTTGGGAAAGGGTCTTGACCGAAGATGGGGAAATCGAAAAGGTCATTTACCATATCAAATTCACCAATAACAGCATCTCCGATGTTGAAATTCACTTTGGTGGACTTGAGGCATGGCAAGAAAAACTGGAGAAATTCCCAGTGACTACAGTTCGTCAAACCTTTTCATTCTTGTTGAAAAAGGACATTCTTGAAATTGGCGAAGCAATGCTTGATGGGGAGGTGGTTATGTACTCCAACGTGATTGGAACATCTTGGTCCGTTGCAAATGGCGTGGACCCTTCGATAGCGAGTCTTATGCTCAGGCAAAGCGTAGGGCTCGCAGACGCTCAAAAGAAGTCGCTAAACGAGGAACTGGCCAAAACGCTAAGCACGAATACAGCATCCCCTGGCACCAGTGGTA